GGGTATATTACAGGTGACCCCGGACGAGCCGATGCAAAACTGAACTTAATCCTAGTGCACCGCAGGGTACTCGCCATCCTGGAGTTACATGATGTCCTCTTTATTGTTGTTTTCTTCCTGTATGGTGTAGATTTTATTTACCCCAGATGATGCCACACTTTGAACATTGATCTCAGTTTGTGGTTGCATTCTCCGTTCTGCCAGTATTGCCAATCTCCAATTCTGATCCTCAAGTTTCCTTTCCAGAGATGTTAGTTTTGACGTTGATTCGTTCTTAATCAAATCATACATATTGTGAAATCGTTCATATATTTCTTGCTCTGATAGCCCAGTCTTTGATCTTTCCATGGCTAAACTGTTCACGTAATTTTCTAAGTTTAGAATCTTTTCTTCAAGTTGCATGATTTTTTCTTGTTCTTTGTTCTTCGGGATATCCTCTTCAACGATGGTTTTGACTTCTCCTCGCAGCTTCCAATAAAATAATTGCGCAAGATACATTATTTTCCTTCGTGCCAAATCTGAAACTTTTAGTCCAAGCAGTGACATTATTAGCAACACCATATGTGCGAGTATTCCTTCAAAAGTCATATCTTTAAAGTATTGCTGCATCATATTTATTGTTAGATTCTGTAAGTGCATTTCAATTCCATCATTGCCGTAATCTGGAGTCGGACTCTGTTGCTCTGTAGTGTTATCCATTACTGGATCGACAGTCATCTTTAACTCTAGGCGACCAATTTGCC